GTTTGTATCCTTCTGGAGACCTGTACAGTGATTCGACGGGGTCGCCGCATTCAGTGCACTTCATCTCGTTGTGATCGCCTTGGTTTAGCACCTATCGCCTCCCGCCGACTCTTTACAGCCGACGCTTGGCTCTCGATGCCTATGGAGCAGGTGTGAAGTCGAGGTAGTAGCTCTTGTTCAACTCAAAGAGCTTCCAGACCTCTTGATTCACCGTTCCCAACTGCAAGCTGCCCGTGGGCGTACTGGCCCAGAACTGCTTGTTCTCCTCCGTGTCGTAACAGACAGGTGTAAAGTTGAGTGTTCGCACTTCGACGGGTGGAGTGCTCTTGCCATCTTTCCATCCTGAGTGCATCGTCGTCGTGTAACTGTTCAACTGGAACTTTGCTCTAACCATTGCGACCACCTCCTTTCTTTTGCCAGCCGAGCCATCGGCCAGCGGTTTCGTGTACGGACTTCTGTTGTCCTGAAATGTCTGTGGGCAATAGGTCACAACTCCATGCGTCATGGCCGCGCTTCCTAAATGCCTCGCGTACAACTCCGCTGAACTCACAGGCCACAAGAACTTTCATCCTCTTGCCAGAAATCTCCTCACCGTTTTGTGGACGCCATCCTTGTGCTTCAGGTACTCGATTGTCAAGTAGATTAAACCGGCGAGCATCCAGTAGTACCGGGTCTTTACCCGGTTCAACACCACTTCGGTCTGCAACACGTCCAGCCGAGCGGCCACGAGCTTGTCCAGACCGTTTGTGGCGACGGTGGTAAATGCGTGGAGATCAGCCTTGGCTTCTACGGCGGCGTCATGGACGGCGGTGACGGTGGCACACCCGCCCGTTACCCAGACCAGGACGACCCAGATAACCGGAATTGTCCACCAATACTTCATCTGAGATCAAACCTGAGAACAAACCCCATTCGGCTCAATAGCCTATGAACCCAGTTGAACCGCGGCAAATAAATCGTCACAGTTGTTGACTGACAATCACTGGTGCAAACAATGTCGCTTTTTGTGTATATGCTCATCACGGCTTGTCCGTAGGAAGTGTCGCCGGTGTCGCTACGTTCGCCCCAGATGCGCTTTGGCCCTGTCCCTGTCCTTGGGCAGCCTTGAGGCCCAATAGCCCCGGTACGGCCACTACAGCGACTTTGCAAGCCGTCATCAGCCATGCCTGAGTCACCCCGACTGAGATGATTGCCCCGGCCACTACGCCGATCACAGCCAATACCACCGAGGGGTGCGTTACCAAGTCCAGCCATTCTGACCATCGCGTTGAGTTCATGCTCTCATTCCTCCTAAAATGCTCCCTGTTTGCCGCCGCCCTGTCCCGCCGTGAGGCACGGAGACGAGTTCGACAAACTGTAGTTGTTGAGATACGCGTTCTGCATACTGCCGTGCGAAATGTCGATGAACTGCGGATTGCAGTTTGTTCCGTGTGCCTCAAACCCGTACTGCTTCATCAAAGCGAGCGTGTCCGAGTGTGCGCCGTTCGTGTCTGTCACATCGAACCAGTCTGTCAAGTTCGTAACAGACCAGTCATTGTAATCTATCGTCCAGCTTGAGAACGTGTTGGTGTTACCGATTGTGCCGAAAATGAACAAATGCGTAGAGCCGGAGTCGCTGCCGTTGGTGTCGAACTCGTAGCCGATATTGTTGAGCACCTGAATCGTGTGATTTGTGGGCCAGTAGGCCGTGATGCCGTTGTATGGGTCTCCCGCTCCGCATTGTAGTATCCCGTTATTGTGGTCAGCGATGAACGTGTTGTTGGAGATCACAACCTGCACGGGATTTAACAGGTTGCAACTCAGCGTTGACCCGTTCTGCACGCCGTCATTGACGGTAATGAAGTTGCCGCCACCAGATGCGCCGGTTTGGATGTTGAGCAGGTTTGCGTAGATATTCGCGCTCGCGCCACCACTCAGGAATATCTGGCCCGTCGCCGCCGATGAATTGGTGGTGTGCGAATCCGAGAACGTATTGGCGTAAATGTTAATGTTCGAGCCGAACACGCACGGACTGGCCACGTTGAGAAATATCGGGTCTTGATGATAGCCGGTGTTGGTTACGCCGTAGTATGTCCCATACGCCTGATAGTAGGCCCAGCCCATATCGTGAAGGCTGTTACTGGAAATGGCGATCCCGTCCGCTGCCGTAGCATTGGCAAAAGCGAGTACCGTTCCCCAAAGAATGTAATCGTGGAAGTTGTTTCCCGACACCACGACGTTTGTGGCTGCCGCAAGGCCCAAGTCCACCCCATGACATACCTTTGTGAACTCGTTGCTCACGATCTGGAAATTTGAGAGAGACGGGGCATTTCCTGCTACCGTGTGAATCCCGATGCCCGCTAGACTGCATTGGCCTATCGGATACTGATTCTGCCACAGGCCGATACCGGTAAACAGATTGCCCGATACGACAAGGTTCGACACGTTCCCGCCAGTGTAGATGCCCCATGCGAAGCTCGCCGGAAGTCCTGTGTTGACGCAACTTCCCCCACCGGGCTGCGGGCCGGTAACAGGATAGTTGTATGCGCCTGCCGGATAGCTGGTGATGTCGATTGCCCCGCCACCAAGCGGGCCGATCTGGAATCCACGAATTGTAATGTTTTGGAGCGCGGAATAGTTCTCAAAAGCTGCAAGTGAGTTGCTACCTCCGTTGGAGCCGTTGTCCGTAATGACCGCCTTGCTTCCGTTGCCCCACATTGAGCCATCGTAGATTGTTGGTTGCGTAACGCTGATGCCATTGACCAACTGAATCCCGATGTTGGGCGTCGCCTGCTCAAGCGCAATGCCGTTCGTGCTGAGGACGTACTGCTCGCCACCGTACACATAACAGATCGACCCGGCGTTGAGCGTGTGGCCCGACCTGTTGTCGCCGGGGATATACTGCCACGGCTGATTCGTGGTGCCGGGGTTGGACTCGGAACCAACGCTCTGCCGCACGAACACGGCATTGTTGGTGCTGACGGAACCGCCTCCGCTGTTTCCGGTGCCGACTATGGTGAACAGCCCGTACACAACCGAGGTCTGACCGAAACACCGACTGGCAACGAAGACGCAAATGGCGAGATAAATCAGCAGCGTTGTTAGGAATCGTTTCATGGGATCACCTCCACTCGGAAAAACTCTCTTACTGCTGCGTTTGTCCACGAACAGGGATAACCGACTCCGTTGGTGTCCACGCAGACCTCTGTGTAAACGTCGGTAACAACTTTTCCGGCCAAGCTGTCCCGAAAAGCGAATTGCGGGATGGTGATGCTCTCGCGGTCAAAGTTTGTCTGGTCAACCCAACAACAGTATGCGTTGGTCGAGGTTTCGAGAATCACCTCGCTGCAAATCGGTACAAGGTTGGTCGGCCATTCTTCGTGGTTGGCCCAAAGCGAGACGTTGGTTGCTTGACCGGGGAAATACAGGATGTGCAGCGGCGGCAACTGCCCCTTGGCGCACTGCCACGCCAGACAGATGATGCAGGCAGCCAACAGTATGGCGTAGGCTTTGGTCATTGGTCAGGCGACTTGTCCTTGCGCTCATTTCGCTTTTGTACGGCGGAACTTTCCCGCTGCAGATTATTCAATTGCTCACTGATTACATCCATCTTGGCCGGGAGAATGATTATCGCATCGTGCATCGGAGCAACCATTTCTTCGAGCTTGGTCACGCGACGATCAAACCCCGTGCGGTCTGCCACGGCAAAAAAGCCGCATACGGCGCAGAGCACAACCGTAGTCCATTTCCATGTTACAGAAACCTGTCGAGATTCTTTGCCGTTGTCGTCAGCCATCATTCCTTTCCACGCATCATTGTAGCCACGCCAGAATCACCACAACGCCACCCACGGCGGCGCCACCGCGTCCGACACGGGCGCTGCGCTTCCAAAAGAGATTGTCACCGGAAAATACGGCGTCGCGGTAAACACCGCATACGTAGCCGCGCTGTTGGGGTAGTTGGTGATCGCTCCCGCCTTGGTTGCCGGGCTGACGCCAATCGACGGCGTACCCGTGTTGTTTATCAGCGCCACGAAATACAGGCCTGCCGTCAGATTTGTTGACGCCAGAAACGTCAGGCTGCCCAACCCGTTGGCAGGCGCAGTCGACCAGCAGGCAGAATTCGTCACCGAGGTTATCAGGTTCAGATTACCCGACCCGTCATAGCGGTACAACGCGACGCCGTTGCTGCCGGGGCCGGTCGCACCGGCTACCGCGGTCTGTAACCAGGTCACACCGTTCACAGCAGAGTTCGTTGGCAGATAAATCGCCCGCGCATACAACGTCCCAACCCCAAGCGCCAGCCCGCCGTTTGCCGCCTCAAACAGCGGCCCGGTCTCTGCCAGCCACGGCCAGCCCAGCGCGTTGGCAATCGCAAGCTCGCTGTTGACGTAGGTGTTCGTCGGTGCCGACGTTAAGAATGGCAAGCCGCCGGGGCCGGTTGCGCCCTGCGCCATGTTGACCGGGCCGGGGACGAAACCGCTGAGTGTGCCGGAGCCGCTGACGGCTATGTTTCCCCCGATGGACGAGCCGATAGTCACTGAGGATTGATAGCCGCTATTGGTGTACCATGTGACGCCGCCGTTGGTGCTGATGGCGTTGACAAAGGCCAGTGCGTTGGGTTGTAAGGCACTCTTGTTGAGGATGCCCCATTCGTTCGTGTTGTTGTAGAACACGACGAGCCACGGATGAGCCCCAAGCGAAATAAGCGGCCCCTGCCAGACGCCGGCGAAGTATTGCGGGAAAGTATTAGCATAATTGGTGTACGTCACATTGAGTGTGCCGATGCCGAAGCCAGCCCCAACGTAGTTCGAGGACAGCGTGACCGGCGATTGGCCGTTCCAGCTTGCACCCGCTGATTGGGTGACGTTGCTAAACGCGCTCGGCCCGTTGGGGGCGTTGACGCCGTAACCGGCAGTTGGCACACTGAGACCGCCGTTAAACGTGGCGAGATTGTTGACTAACAAGTTGCCGCTGATGGAACCATTCCCGCCAATTGAGGCATTGCCCGTGAGCGTCGAATTGCCGCTCACGCTCAGGCCGTTGGCCGTCATGTTGCCCCGCAGATTCAGGTCTGGGCCGCCAAACGGGAGTCTCGCGCCGTTGACCAGATACGGCCACGATTGCAGGACGCAGTTCATCATGTTGGATGCGCCTGCGTAACTGGGGTGAACCGTATCCTGATTCATCCCGGTGTACCACGCGCCGCTGTCGAACGTCGTGTCTACGGAGTTGCCAACGTCGATGAACCCGGACAACGGAGCCGGACAGGTGCGAATCCACTGGTTCACTTGTACGAGAAGATTCGTGGTTCCGGCTGGCACGGGCGAAAGCGTCATCTGGTAGACCTTGGCCCCGGTGTTCGTGAGGATGCTCCACAGGGCGATGTAAGCGTTGGTGATGGCTCCCAGATTGTTGTTCCCCTGCTGGTATACGTCGTTGACGCCCGCTTCCGAGATGAACACCGTCACATTCGAGCCGAGCGTGTTGAAGAACGGGACGGAAACGCCGGTTCCCTGCTGCGTGATGTTGGTGATGTCCGAGCCAGATACCGCCGTCTGGATGAAAGGAATGCCCATGTTGGCCAGCGCCTCGGTGATGTAGCTCCGGCCATACGAGTTGTTGGTGAAACTGTTGCCCTCAGCCGCCGCAACGGAATCGCCAACGATGGCTACCGCCACGGGATTGATCGTTGGCTTGATTGGCCACCCGATGATGGCGACGGGGCTTAATCCGACAAACAAGCCTCCGCCATTGACCGCATTTGGAGTCTCGACACAACACTGGGTTTCGTTGGATATGGCGCTTGCGTTGCCGACCAGCATCCAGCCGCCACCGCCCGGATGATTGCCCATTGGGTTGTTAGGTGTGTAGCCCACGGGAAATCCCACGCCGTTGGGTGTCGTGATGAACCCGCGAACGCGGTAGTACGCACCGGCGGGGATGCCGACATGAATCGGGTCGCTGTTGCTGACCGCCAGCGAATTTGCCGCGAGCACAACCTGAGTCGCCCCGCCCCATGTCACCAGCGTAAAATTGTT